CCTGGATCTGTAACAGTGATTGTAGTAATCACGCCTGAACCATCTGTAGTGATATATGCATTTGCTTGAAGCCAAGGTTCACCACCAGCACGACCGCCACCAGTAAAAGTCACTAATCCACCATTTGAATATAATGTACCACCAGTGTTAACAGTTACTGTTTGTATAAATCCAATACCTGAGTTTTCACCATTTAACAATATATTAAGAAATGGTGTATTTGCAGTATTATTTGCTCCAACAATATCAGTATCTAATGCAACAACTTCAGTATTTTCCAAAACACCAATGCCGAATGTAGCTTTTTCACCTGATCGTATGCCTGTTATAACAGTATTCAATTCAATGATACTACCATTTGCATATTTTGGTGGAGAGATTAATAGTTCGCGATTAGTTTCTATATAAAAACTACCTGCATCATTGTAATAGAATGGGTTTGTGTTTCCGTAAATGCCGATTGTTGATGTATTTTGACCAACAATAAAACCGTTTGCATAAACTTTTGTAACGTTATTTTTACCTGCTGGGGCACCGATAATACCATTTGCACTATTATTACCATTCAGATATACAGTTGCCGCACCAGTATTTGTATTTGATGCAATTGTTGCAATGAGTTTTGTTTGATCGCCACGAATTTTTTTAGTATCATTAAAAGCACCATATACAATTCTTGTACTTACATTTGCTCCGGTAACATTTGTCACCAAACCTCGTGCGCCAGTATTAGATACAGTCACAACATTAACTGAACAGTTTACAGTCGGTGTTCCAGTCACAACCAATTTTTCAGTGGTTACAAATGTACCCCATGCTTCTTTGACTACAATTGTAGATGCATTAGCAGATTGAACTAAACCAAATGCTCTATTCGTAATTGTATTTGAAACCGGTTCTCTGACAGTTTGACTTACAGCATCATCAACATTGAAAACACCAGTATTTGCCGCTACTGTTAACGTAACAATGCTTTCCTCATCAATATACTCACCTACTGCAAATGCTGTTGGCGAACTTAATGTCAATTTTCTCTGGTCGCCAAATGTAGTATCACCAAGCAACTGAACAGTCACCAATGAATTAGCAGATGCTGTTGTGATAATATCACCATTGGAATTAGTATTCGCAACTGAAATAATAACAGAGTTTGCAACTACAGTATTTGCTGCATTTCGACCAGATAGATAAGCACCAACATTTGCACTATTGATATTTGTTGCCGATGCAAGATATAATTTCTCAATTCTTTGTAGGACTGGTTCATACATTAAATATGATAGATTGGCATTATTTACTGTCAGTAATGCTGATGATACATAAACACTAGTTGCATTTGTAGTTGTATAACCATAACCACCATCAATAAGTTTAAAATCAACTCGACCTGTGGCATTCTGAATACCAGTAACACGAACTTTACCTTGTTTGGCTTGATTGCTTACAACATCAAGAATGTCACCGATCTGATTATCCTTACCACCAGATACTATATTAATGGACGTAAGTGATCCATTTATAGTTGGTGCGCCGACTAATGATTCGTTATCACTAATTCTTTCACCATATTTAAATTGTCCTTGAACAGAACTTAGATATATAATGTCAATAAGTTGACCATCGACACGTTTGGTAACAATGCTTTCAACAAAGCCTTTTGCTCCAGTAATTGAACCTGTGATTTCTTTGTTAATGAATGTTTTTGTTCTTGGATTCTTTGAAACTTCAAGATAGATAGGTCTGAACCATAGAGAATCAGACGGCTTGATAATATCATCACCTGGATAATACACATCAATCTCTTGATTATAAAGAAGTTTCATAAGTAATTCTAATGAATACTTTGAACCTTTTGTTGAATACAAATCAAGAATATGTTTGATTGCAAACCGCTTATCGGTAGTAATAATTGATGGAAAGTCTGCAAGAAATTCATTTTTAAAATGAGTCAAAAATAAATCTAATGATTCATCAACGTCTTTTAGTTCAAACATTTGACGTGATAATTTAGTAGAATACTCATCAGATGTTTCAAGAAACTCATAATATGCTTTTATAAATGCAACTAATTCGGCGCCTTGCTCACGATAATAAGCAGGAAATTGTGACTCAATTACATTTGATATTGTTTTTGTAATATCAGTCATCTTATCCTGCCACTCCATATACAGTTATAAGTACATCTTCTGGTCTGATGGTAATGATTCTATTATTTGGAGGTGTAATATCACTCAAAAGAGTTCTTGCATAAAATCTTACATCAGCACCATCATATGCTGAAATATTAAAATTCTTCAGAATAACTTTTCCGGTTATATAATTAACACTTCCAACATCACGATTCAAGTAAATAAAACCACCTGTTGTAGTTTGAAGTATTTGTAATTTACCTGCACCGTCATCTTGAATGAATGCTGTCTTTTTACCATTATATGTAAATGTAGAAGACTTAATAGCAGGTTTATGTGTACTAACTAATTCACCTGCCGTCAAAGGATGATCAATGATCAATTGGTTTTTAAAATCAAGTGTGTATGTACTGTTTACATTCAATGTGGGATTTACTGCTAAAACTGCTTGAACTGATGTATCATTTGATAGTATGCTAGTATCACTATTATCAATTGCGGCTGTAAAATTAGAATATCTGAATGTTTTCTTAAAATCAGATAGATTATTTGTACTGTATGCAGAAATTGTATTAGCGGCAAGATCTCTAATTGCAGTCGGTGAAAGATCTGTCACATTAATATTATAGTAAATATTACTTGTCACATAAAGATACATGAATTGTGCAGCTTCAATGATTGGTTCAATACCCAATGCTGTTCTGTCTTTTAGATAGTTATAATATTTGTTTCTATCATTACTTGATACACCATAAGCATTATTTGTATCAACTGCAACAATAACACGGCCATATTGTGGCGGATCTTTTTCTTCACCGCCATAAGCCAATGCAGCCTGAATCTCTGGGAATTTATTCTTTAAAAGAATTTCATAATCAGATTTTGTAATTGCACGATCTTGAATCTGAATTGATTTTGGAGCAAAGTATTTGATTGACTCAATACTCTCAATATCTGAACCACCAGATGATGTTGTATTTAATGTAACTGTTGCTTGATACCCAGAAATAGATCCTGATGGAGCCATACTGGTAATACCATTTGCTTCAGATCCAACAGTCGTACGATATTCAATTAGCACCACGTTTCCATTCTTTGGCGCATTTCCAAATATGTTTTGACCAAAGCCGATTTCATACTTATCATCAAAATATGGTTGAACATAGAATACATTATCAGTTGCTGCCACACCAAAAATATTTGATCTTGGCATATATAAGACACCAACTGGATCTGTTGATGTTTCCTTAACAGTAACACGAATACTGCCAGTATCAACATTCTTATTTGAAATAACGAATCGCTGTGTATTTACATCTGCAACAGAATATGCTTCAGTGACGTAACTACCTTCATATACATCAAGATTGTTATATACAAAGGTATTATCAATGTTTGGTATTGATACAGCATCAGTATTATAGAACGTGAATGTTTTATTACCACATCTCGCAATGAATTTTGTCTTTGCAGGAATTGTAATTGTTGCTGGATAAGGTGCTGATACTGTTAATCGAACCGCTATTTTTGCAGCGGATGATGTGTATGATCTTGGTAGATAATTCAATGACTTTGCATGTGAAATAACCGAATCTCTCAACTGCGCAGAGTCAAGAAACATTTCAGAAATTGCCATGTTTGTGTAAAAATTATTCTGATAAGTATTATAAGCCAATATGTCCAATAGAACAGACATATTAGAACCTTCAAAATCATAGTCCTTAAATTGGTTTTGACCTTTAAGGTAAGTTTTAAGATCAGTTTTAATCTGATCAAAATCTAAATTAGTGATACTGTTAACTGTAGTTGCCATTATCTTACCCTGTTAAGTACTACGTTTAATGTTATTGGTGTTTGTATATTTATAACACTGAACATGATAGTAATTGTTGCGCTATTTTGGTCATTGAAAAGATTACTTATATTCACAGACATTAGATTACATCTTGGTTCAAAGTTCTCTATGGTTGTTTTGATAAGATCTTTTAGAATGTAATTTGTTTCTGGATGAATGATATTCTCAAACAACATTTTTCTAATATTTGAACCAAGTGTCGGATTAAATAATCTTTCACCAGTATCAGTCAAAAGCAAATTCTTAATTGATTCTTTAATAGAATCTTCATCTGTATATCTTGATACATCACTATTTACCGGATTCAGAAGAAGATCTTTTCTTAAATCTGAATACAATACATCCTGTTTTCTTACAGTGGGTGTTATGATCATTTGATTTCCCTTTATTGTATTTATCAGGTTCTAAGGGCAGCACGAACATCAGCATTTAATTGATCAATGTCAGGCGAAGCTCCTATTCTAAATTGATCTTCAACATGCAACTCTAATGTTTTCTTATGTTTAAGTGATCCAGAAGCACTAGTCCATTTTGCTCTATAATTGCGAACGTCTATATGGATGAAAGTATTATAAGTACCAATACCCATAGCACCTTCTTGACTTGCTGTTTTAATAAATTTTTCGCCGGAATCAAAGTCCTCACCAAAACTACTTCTTTTCACATCAAGTGCCATACCTGACATATGAAAACTATTTTTTGCTGCACCTTGACTTTCAATGCTTTTATTATATGCAGGTGATCTATAACCAGAAAGAATACTTAATCTTTTACCAAGTTTTTCTGAAATTCTCATACCGAGAATAAGAACATCGACTGTTAAGTTTTTAACACCTATTGCAGATGTTGGATTATTCATTGAACCACCAACTGTAGTAAAGTCAAACCATTTTGTTCCAGGATGTTTATCAGCTAATATATCCTCAGCTGGGGCAGATATAATTGCCAGTGCGGCAGACTTTTCAGCTTCTGTAAATGGTCTTGTATACCATTTTCCAGGTTTAGCTTGTCCTGCTTGATCAAGACCAGTACCAGTACCAGCACCACTATTAAGATTATCGGTTAATCTTTCTTTAACAGACGTAATATTATTATCACTCATTCTAAATGCTCCGGCATTAATAGCAGATAGACTGAATTCATTTGAAGTATTTGTTAATACATTTTTAACATCTGTGCAACTTTTTAAAGTATTTTGTAGTGCTGATAATGGACTACGCATAAATTGCTCAACAGCATTTGATAGTTGACAGAATCTATACACCAAATAATCAATATTCTGTTGTGTAATATTGGTAAACTTATTTGATGTTGATGCAATCACACCATTTACAGTATCTTTTAATGTTTGAATATTTAAATCACTAAAGAAGTCAGATGCTTGTTGAACTGTATTTGCAATACCTTTAATAGAACCTATACAGTTACCAATTTGATTGGTAAGTTGTGATACAAGATCAAATATTTTCTTTTTTAATGTATCAATCAAATTATTAAGCAATTTTTGTATATTTAGAATTGGGCCAACGACATTATTATTACCAGCACCATTTAATGCATTAAAAACTTGATTTAAAAGTCCAGAAAATATAGTACAAAAACTGTCAGTACTTGATGAAAAATTATCTGTATAATAAGTATCCATATTTTCAAGATATTGTATTGCAGTAATTGTCAACTGATCTGGATTTAATGATTCCACACTCTCCTGTGTAGTACCAGTTTCTATTAGAAAATCAGCATATTCTGTAACACCAATTGGTCCACTGTCCAATCTATCATATAACATTGGATAATTATATTCTGGTCTGGCAAGTGCTACTAATGAATTTAAGTCTGCCAATGCTTTAAGAAGAAATGATTGATCATATTGTTTTGCAGAATCATTTTGAAGATCAAATAGATCTTTAACAGAAAGTATTTGATTTTCCAACTCTGCTGTGGTTGTATTAAGATTAAAATATGGACTACAAGACATGTTTATTCCTTATACAATATCATCATTTTGATTTACGCTAATAGTACCAGGTGTTGGAGATGTTTCCCGTTTAATTGTAATACCTGCAGTTGGTGGTTTTTCAACATTTGTTGCGCCAGAAGTAGCTCCCACAGTCGGAACAGAACCATCATTCAAATGTACTTGTGAACCTTTGATTGTAGTATTGCCTCCTGTTGCTTCCATTCCTACAGTTCCTGCATTTACAACAAAATTTGCACCTTTGATTGTGGTATCACCAACTGATTGTAATTGTATTCCTTCAGAGGACAGAACACCAATACCTCCTGCGGTAGCTGACAACCCAACACGCGCAGAACTTATGTCTAATGAGGTGCCTGAGTTCAGTACAATGTCACCAGCTGCAGCTATGTTAATGTTAGAGTTTGACGATATACTTAAATCACCGACTGAGTGTAATTGGATGCCACCGTTTTCAACACGTACTGAGTAACCACCATCAGAAATATTTGTAGTATGTCCACCAATTTGTTGTTCAAAATCGTTTATTGAAACAACATGTAAGCGACCAATCGCGCCGATTGTTACGTTACCATTTTGATCTAACGCAATGTGAGCACCACTCTTGTGAATAATATTGATGTGTTCATTATTTTCACCATCCCCGCCATGCATTTCAATATACGAACCATTATAACTTGCATTAATTACAGTCGTGTTATGTGAACCTCCAACAGATAGACCTGGATGATAGAGCCCACTATTTGCTCTTTCCTTTTGGAAATTTATAAGTGCTGGCGCCAATGGTGTGTGATGAATTCCTTCACCAGTTCTTTGTGGCGGCAAAGCACCCTGACCATATGATTCAATTGTTGATGGAACCAATGGTGTATATGGTGCTGTTGCAGGAAGTTCCATACCTGCTGGACCTTGTGCAGTTCCAGAATTTATTGCAGTTGATCCAATATTATAATATTCATATCCAGTAGTACCATTTGCATCAGAATTTGATAATCCACTATTAACACCTCCAGCACCTAACAAGTGTGATGCTGCTATATAACCAGCAACATCATCAGTCGAGGATGATCCATTAATTGTACCGTTTTGAATCAATCTATCATAATTTATTTGTGAATAATCTACAAATGCTTGATCTTGTATAGTTGGAGCATTTAAAAATGAATCAAGACTTTCTACACTATTTTTACCAGTCCAAACATTTGGATCATTTAACATAGCATTTGTAGTACCTGATTTAACATAACCTAAGTCTTGTAAAGCAAGAGCCCCAAATTGATAACCTCCAGCATAACCATATTGATTAATAGATTGATAATTGCCACTAGATTCTCTTTGTAACATAGCTCTTTGAAGATTTGCCATATCAGTTTGAGATAATGGACCAACACCATTCGCTGGAAAACTTGCAGGATTAACAGATCCTGCCTGACCAAAAACCCTTTCATCGCCAACAAGACCAGGAGGACCTGCAGGTTCTAATGTAGGAATACCAAATTTTGGCGTTGGTATCACACCAAAGATAAGTGGTTGTTGAGCATCACGGCCATCAAGAAAAGCACCAAATACTAATTCACCAATTGCAAGTTTTGCAGAAACGCTTACATTATTTATGAGGACTGTTGCCCATGGAAGATCTTCTGTGCTAACAGTACCTTCGGCAATAGTAGGATGAAAACCAAATGCTCGTACTCGAACACGACCTTCCTTTTTAGGATCAGCAATATCTTGTACAATTCCCATAAACCAAGTAAGATTATTTAAGCCTTCATATAATATCATTCTGTTCCAATTCCATATCGTGACAGCGTAAGCTTTTGTTTGTATTCTTTGTTTAGGAATTCATTTTTTATAGCGTCAACCTGATAATAACCACTGCGTTCAACGTCTATTAATTGTGTAGCATTTGAGTTTGCTTTTGTGCGTAATGGCAACTGAAGATTAATTATCGAACCTGCAACAATATCATTGTGCCCGTGTATTTCAACTTCAATACTATTTTGTTGATACTGATAAAAATACGAACCTTTTTTATTATATATGTCAGAATAATTAGCATCAGGTCTTACAGCAGGCCCTGAAACATCGGCCGGTGCTGTATAATCTTTTAAAACAAATCTAGTATATCTATCTGATATAACTTCATCAATGAATTGTTTACTGTGTGGTAACTTTACTTTATCAGTTGAAAAATCATCTAAAATACTATAAGGTGTGTCTGGGATTAATTGTGTTCCATTTAAAACATCAATTGCAACTACATTTCTTTTATAAGCACCTTTATTAATATCGTCTAATGTATTTACTTTTTCACCGAAGTTAATATCACGAATATTATACATCAATGTATACTGTGATGACGCATCCATATTTGGTAGATAGTTATAATAGAAATTCTTCACTTTACCATCTTGCAATGGACTAGGTGGTCTCATTTCAGTTTCAGAAACTTTTGTTCCATAGCGTTTAATGACATATTCATTTGTTCCAAAGAAATAACTATCTCTGTTTTCAAAGAACCGATATGATAATGTATTTGAATCTGATTTATAAGCATAACGAGCAAAAAATAGAAATGTTTCAGTTGGTGTTAGATTTGGAATAACAAAGTTTTGGATATTATCTGTAGGTTCAATGTCAATTTCTTTTGACTTTAAACGCTGACGATCCATTGCTATTTTAAATGTTTCATCAAAATGTTGTTTTGCATAATCACTTATCTTCTGATTTCTAAATGCCTTCATGACTCTAAAGCTGTCAGTAAGAACTCGAGGTGGTGATACAAAATTCAATGTATACTGAATTATTGACTGGTCGATAGGATCTGAGTATTTAATATCAGATACTGAAAATACCATGAATGTATCAGTTCTTGTTTTACCGAAAAAATCTATATATGTGAACTCAATAAATTCTTCACCTATGACTGGTAGTCTTGATAAAATATTGTCACTATCAAAGATTGTAGTCTTTCCGCTTAAAAATGGTGCTGACATTGATTCATTAATTGTAAACCCTGACATCAAAGCAGATACTTCTACACCACTATCTCTTTTATAATTGGTAAGATAAACGCTAACAAGTTCGTATTGTCCTGCTTGTGTTAGTAATTTAGACATTTAATAAACTCTTCAAATCTGCTTCGGCCTGTGATGCATATGCTCTATTGAATAGAAATATGTTTCTTTTATTCTCATTGAGTTCAAGTTCATAATCATAAATTCGTACTGGAGACCATTCACCGGCAGTAATTAAACCTAAATCAGCATTGAGTAAATAAGTATCTTTACTGATTCTATTCTTTTCGGCATTCTGATACCATAAAATATTGCTTGTAATTGTGGCATTTTTAGTCCAATTAATTACACCATTTCCAACATATGATGAATTAACAGCTTTTGCTTGTGCAGCATATTTCTTTATAATCATTTTATCAAAGTCAATAGTTCCCAATGGCCATTGAGAAACAGGATCAATGATATTATTTGCTAAAAATACAAGCCATGTTTTTCCCATGTCACCATAATAATATAGTGCAATGTCTTCTGGTTTTTCACCATCAGTAACTGTATATGAAAGGAATGAAATGGGTGAACTATATAATTGTTGCTGAATTGCTGTTCGACGAGTAATATTTACAGCAGATTTTCCATTATATGTTACTTTTGGGAAATACTTAAAGTAATTCATTTAAGAACCCTGTCTATCTCTGTTAATATTAATATTATTAATAGTACCATTTAAAAGTTGACCGCCAGTTATAATAGCTTGTTCAAATGCACTTGCTATTTGACCAGTAGTTGAACCAGTAATTGGATCACCACCATAATCTTCACTTGTATGTATTTGTAATTCGGTCAGTTCAAGTGCTAATTCTACAACAACTGGTTTACCGCCTTTAAAAACATTTAATTGTTCACCACTATTATATCTAACATCAAACCCAGTAATCATACACGGTTTTAATTTATAATAATAATTTTGATTAATTCCTAAAAATGTAATCATTGCAACATTTGGATATTGAAGAAGAGCATGAGCCAGAGCAGCAGGACCTAAGGCGCCGACATATTTTGGTAACATATTTTTTTTAATTTCATTAATAAGTTTAACTAAAGCATCAGAATCAGCACTACTTGATGGAGACAGTCTCCAGTTAAAGCCATGTGTTTTAAGTTTCACACCTTTAAATTCCATAGTTTCAAATGGATTAATAGCCTGTCCAAAAAAAAGTGAACCTGTTGTTCCTGTTGCAACACCTGCAACAAGAGCAGTTAAACCAGCAACACCTCCTAGTGCTTGTATTCTAGGATTTTTACTTTCTGAAGCAGCTAGAGCGGCAGCGGCAGCGGCTTTTTGTATTACATCAGAATAATATCTTATATTAGATTGAAGATCAGTACCGCTTTGAGGTAAATCACCATTTCTTATAGTTTGAAATATTGCTGCTTTAGATCCTTCAACACTTGATGCTTCTATACCTACAGAATCTCTTAATTGTAAAGGTAATGGAAGAATAATACTACCTTTTTGAGATTGTATTGAATAATTACTAGTACCAAGACCTGTATTTTCATTATATCTATATTCTTTAAAATTCATAAGCATGACATATGGAATGTCTTCTGATACTGGAAACCTTATAGTTTCTCCTGCCGTAACACTATTTTTTCGTGCTGCGGCTATCACATCAGATGGATTTTCTACAAAATTGGGCATAGTATTCCTTTATAAATACATATAAGCTTTAGAGTATTTATATGGTTTTTCATGGCAGCATATCAAGGTAAATTTAAACCAAAGAATCCTTCTAAGTACAAGGGTGATTCTACAAACATTATATACAGATCATCGTGGGAACTTAAGTTGATGATGTATTTGGATTCTCACCCGAATGTCCTTAAATGGGGTTCGGAAGAAATTATAATACCATATGAAAGTCCTATTGATGGAAGAATGCATAGATACTTTCCAGATTTTTTTGTAGAGCAAATAAATAAGGATGGTAAAAA